AACACAATCCTATGGAGTGTATTTTTATGAATGTCCTATTTGTAATGAACCTGTGCATGAGAAAGATAATTTCTGTTGCAAATGTGGACAGAGGTTGAAACGGAGGGACTGACATGAAAGAAATAGAGAAAGCTATTGAAATACTTGATAAGCTCTCGTTCTTCGGCGGTCAGAGAGCCGGAAGAGAGCTGTGGAACGATAAACCGAGAGAAGTGCAGGATGAAGATATTGCAAACTTTAACCGAGATATCGAATATCTGAAAGACATTATCTGCAAGCACATGAATGACGGCTGGATCCCGGCAAAAGAGAAACCAGCAGAAGACGGATTCTACGCGGCCACCATGAGCGGAGCGCTTGTGGATCAGGAAGAACCGTTCGTGGGGCTCGTAGAATTTGAAGACGGAGAATGGGTTGACGGAGATGATGTTGTCGCCTGGATGCCGCTTCCTGAGCCATACTGTCCGGAGGCAAAGGCACCGGAAAGAAAACAGGAGTGGAAAGAACGAATGCTGCGGAATTTTCTCCGCGGACATGAGTGTGAGAGGAGGGAAGACGTTTGAAAAAGATCAGAGTATTCCCGGCACCGCACGTGGAGTTAAAGCTGCATGTGTCTGACCAGATGCTTAAAGACTATAAAGACTGCGCTTTCAGAAACTGTGAGAACTGCAGTTGGAACGACGTCCGGATCGGCAACACAGCATTGTGCGGGCTGGCCGATGTGCGCCGGCAGTTAAGTCAGGAAAGATAAATGAGACATCAGGAAGGGAGCGTGATTCCTTTGGGAAAAAAGAGACTCAGGGACATGACCTGGGATGACTACGGAATATCGAAGCATCGGTATCAGGAGCTCAAGGCGTTTTGTCTCCAGTACGATGAGAAGAAATCTAAAATCAGCAGAGGAATAAGCGGTACAGGATATGACGGGATGCCAAAGGGGAATTACAAAGGAAATCCGCTGGAAACGCAGGCAATCCGGAATGTGATGTATCAGAAGGACTGCGAGATGATTGAGCAGGCAGCCATGGCGGCATCAGGAGAGATTTATCCGTACATAATCAAAAGCGTGGCTAATGATTTATCTTACCAATTCATAGAATACGATGAAACACTGGGAAGGATACCTGTGGGAATCAATGAGTTTTATGCATACAGAAGATTATTTTACCATTATCTGGACTTATTAAAAATTGGTGACAAAATCGACCTGCTTTCATGATATTATGATAGCGTGATTTAATTCACAGAGAGCGATGACCAGATACTGGGACATTGAGATTCCTCCCCTTAAAACATTTTTTTTGAAGACACCCCGTAGAAATATGGGGTGTTTTGTTGTGCAGTGTACTATTAATTATTGTATATTTTTACAAAAAAACTCGCTTAGCCTTGCATAACTATGTCAATGTGATATAATAATATAACTAATTAAAAGAGAAAAGGCGGCGAATAGCATGCTATTAGTTGATAAAGAAATAAAAAGATTATGCAATGACAGAAAGTTAATAAAGAATGGATATAAAGAAGAAAATGTTAATAGTATATCATATGATTTGACAATAGGTGAGTTTCTAGATTCGGATAAGCAATCTATAGATGTAATGCCTGGTGAATTTGTTATTATAAAGACGAATGAAGAACTTACAATACCGAATAATCTTACCGGACGTATAGGGGAGAAGAATTCATTGCTTAGGCTAGGGTTGGTGGTCGATGGTCCACAATATCAACCAGGGCATACAACATATGCCTTCTTGCGTGTTCAAAATATATCTAGTGCGGTTATAACTATAGAAAAAGGTCTATCAATAGCGCAAATATTTTTTGAAGAATTAAAAGATGAACCAGATATTACATATGACAAACAAGAAAATGCATCTTTTCAAAATGAACGAGAATATCGTGGATTTGGAAAATATGAAGCGAAATATACAAAAAATTTAAAATCATTTGAAAAAGTCAAAGATGATATTGAAGGGATATCTAATAAAATATATGCTAATGTTTTAACATTAATGGGTGTTTTAGTTGCTATCTTCTCTATGCTTTCTATTAATTATCAAGCATTTACAGCCGCTGATTTGTCACCAAATTATGTTATGGCTATGAACATATCTTTGGCATTTTGCATAGCCGTTATGATGGGTATGATATTTCTGATTATTAATGGACGAAAAAGCAAAGTGTTTACTATAGTTTATATTTTAATTATTATTATGCTTGCATTTTTAGCATGGTTTTTTTCACATAAAATATTTTAACAAAAGAGATGGCCGACAACCATCTCTTTTTTCTTTTCCCAAACAAACGATTGAGAGGTGGTGAGGCTTGCCGAGAGCACCAGATCCCCGTGTCGAAGAGGCGAAGGAGCTGTTCGACCAGGGAATGAAATTAATTGATATTGCAAAGCGGCTTTCCGTTTCGGAAGGGACAGTCCGAAGCTGGAAGAGTAGATATAAATGGGGCAACGCAACGTTGCAAAAGAAAAAACGCAACGCTGCGAAACACCGTGGCGGTCAGCCAGGCAATAAGAACGCTGTCGGCCATGGCGCACCAAAAAAGAATAAGAATGCAGAAAAACATGGTTTCTTCTCGAAGTATCTTCCGGAAGAGACCATTTCTATTATCCGGGACATTGACGAACAGGACCCGCTGGATATCCTTTGGGGGAATATCCAGATTGCTTATGCTGCCATTGTCCGGGCACAGCAGATTATGTATGTGCGGGACAAAGAGGATAAGACGATTGAAAAGGTCGAAGAAAAAGATGGAAATGTAATCGGAGAACGCTGGGAAGTACAGCAAGCCTGGGACAAGCAGGCAACCTTTCTGAAGGCGCAGGCTAGGGCACAGTCGGAGCTTCGGTCCCTGATTAAGCAATACGATGAGCTGCTACATCGAAACTGGGATCTGGCCAGCGAGGAGCAGAGAACGCGGATTGAACATCTGCGTGCCAAAACGGAGCAGATTAGGGGCAGTGACCAGAATCCTATTGAGGATAAAGTCCGGAAGTTGTTTGATGCCATAGGAGGTGCGTTGGATGAATCTGAATAGCATCTACACACCGAAGCAGATCGAGATTCTGAAGGCCTGCCAAAATACAGACTGGTTCATGTTGATTAATCACGGCGCAAAGCGTTCCGGGAAGACACAGCTGGACAATGACATCTTTCTGCAGGAGCTGATCCGGGTCCGCGGGATTGCTGATCAGCTGGGAATTGATATTCCACAGTACATCCTGGCCGGTTATTCGATGGGGAACATCCAGGACAATATCCTCACAGAGCTGTCAAATAAGTACGGCTTTGAGTTCAAATTTGACCGGTTCAATAATTTTACGCTGTTCGGAGTGAAGGTGGTGCAGACTTCCCACGGGAATATCAGTGGGCTTGGCCGGATCCGAGGCATGACATCCTTTGGAGCGTACATCAATGAGGCTTCCTTGGCGAATCAAGAGGTGTTCGATGAGATTAAGGCCAGATGCAGCGGCCCGGGAGCGCGGATCATTGCGGACACGAACCCGGACCATCCGGAGCATTGGCTCCTGAAAGATTATATCAAGTCTTCAGCAGAAGGGATTTTAAGCTTTCATTTTGCGCTGACGGATAACACTTTCCTGGATGATAGGTATGTGAAAAATATCAAGGAATCCACCCCTAAGGGGATGTTTTATGACCGCGGTATCCGGGGCTTGTGGGTATCTGGTGAGGGTGTGGTCTATCCGGATTTTGACCAGAACGTGCATGTGATCACGCCGGAGCAGGCCAGGAGCATTATATTTGAGCGTGTTCTGGCAGGCGTAGACTGGGGCTGGGAACATTGGGGAGCCATCGTGGTGATCGGTGTGAGGGCCGGGAGTTATTACGTCATTGAAGAACATGCAGCGCAGCATAAGCATATAAACAACTGGATAGCTGTAGCAAAGGATATTATCAGGCGGTATGGTAATATCCCTTTTTATTGCGATCCGGCAAGACCGGAACATGTGGCATCCTTCCAGGAAGCAGGAATCAATGCCTTCTTGGGAAACAATAGGGTGCTATCCGGCATCGAGGCAGTGGCAACGCTGATGAAAAATCGGCAGTTTTTCATTGTGTATTCCCGCTGCCCGCGGTTCCGGGATGAAATCTATAAATATATCTGGAAGAAGAATACCGGAGAACCGTTGAAAGAAAATGACGACGTTCTCTGTGCGATCCGGTACGGCATTTATTCAGATATGACAGTAAATAAAGTGGAACTGCCTGGTCAAAGTCGCATGGAACAGGCGAGGAGATTGAAAGGAATGTTGTAACTATGGCGGATGGAATGCTAAAAGTGAATGAATTTGAACACGGCATAGATGGACCGTATAACGTGCATAAGAGCTTCCAGCAGCTCTACGGCCCGGAGACCAACTATTCCTACCGGGCGGACAGCGCAGAAGAAATACTGGGAGACTTGGGTAAGCTCCGGGAGATGATATTGGACCATTACCAGACCCAGTGCCCGAGGTTGGCGGCGCTGGACGATTACATGAAAGCCAGGAATGATGGCATCTATAACGATGACTGCCGGCGGATAGAGAAAGAACGGGCGGACCATCGGGCGGCTCACAATTTTGCGAAAATTATCAATGTGTTTGATGTTGGATATAATACCGGCGTCCCGATCAAGAAGGTCAGTGATATTGACCAGGTGAATGAGATCATTGCGGAGTACGACCGGATTAATGACATTGAGGCGCTGGATAGTGAACTCTGGCGGGATATGAAAAAATACGGCAGGGCCTATGAGCTGCAATATCGGAACGAAAAAGACGAGGACCGTTCAGTAATCAGTAACGTATTCGAGACATTTGTCTGCTATGGTACGGACGTGGAGCGAACGCCGCTGTTTGCGGTTCGGTATCCACGCTACCGTATTGGTACGCAGGAGAGGGTAAAGGTATTTGTTTACACAGATACAGAGGTCATTACATATAAATCCTGCGAGATGGCGGCGCTGAAGCTGGAAGAAGAGGGCAGGGAACAGCACCAGTGGGGAGAAGTGCCCGTCACAGAATATTCTCCGGACCGGTACCGGATGGGAGGATATGAGGATGTGATCCCGCTGATTGACTTATATGATGCAGCGCAGTCTGATACGGCAAATTATATGACAGACCTCAACGAGGCCACCCTAGTCATTACCGGAGACCTGAATCTGCAGAAGTATTCCGCCAAAGATTTGGCGGAGATGAAAAAGGCAAACTTGTTGTTATTGGCATCCGGAATCAATCCGGATGGAAGCAGAGAACAGACCGATGCTAAGTATGTGTACAAGCAGTATGATGTGACCGGCGCCGAAGCTTATAAAGACCGGCTGCAGAAGGATATCCATAAGATTTCCTTTGTACCGGACCTGACAGATGAAGCCTTCGCCGGCACCCAGTCCGGGGAAGCCATGAAATATAAATTGTTCGGCTTCCAGCAGATTGCAAAGACCGGGCAGCGGGGCTTTAAAAAGGGGCTCATGCGGCGGTACCGGCTGCTCATGAATATTAAAAACTTCGTCAATGAGGCGGACAACGATGACCTTGGGAATCTTACCATCACCTTTACACCAAATCTACCGAAAGCTGTCCTGGAGGAACTCAAAACTCTGGTGGACGCCGGCATGGAAGTTAGCCAGGAGACCATGATGGGGCTGGCGTCATTTATCGAAGACATTCAGGCGGAGATGGAGCGGATCCAGAAAGAAAAAGAGGAAGAAGAGGCGGATCCGGTGATGGATCAGATGTTTGGAGGTGCGGCAGATGACCAGCCAAGAGTACTGGAAGAACCGGGAGACGGAACAGAGGAAACATAATATCCGAGATGAGAAAGAATATCAGAAACGTATCCGGGAAATCTATCAGAATATGATTGATGAAGTGGATAAAGAGATCCATGGTTTCTATGGGAAGTATGCCAGCAAGGAAGGCATCACAATTTCCGAGGCCCGGAAGCGTGCAGCCAAGCTGGATATTGAAGCGTATGCCCGCAAGGCAAAAAAGTACGTCAAAGAGAAGAATTTCTCTGACGAGGCCAATGCAGAGATGCGGCTTTATAACATGGCTATGCGGGTGAACCGGTTGGAGCTTCTGAAGGCCAATATTGGCCTGGAGATGATTGCCGGATTTGATGAATTACAGAAATTTTTCGACGAAAAGCTGACAGATAGAGCTATGGGTGAATTTGAGCGCCTGGCGGGTATTCTTGGGAAAACAGTTCAGGACAATGCCAAGGCAGCGCATGCCATTGTAAATGCATCGTTCCACAATGCCACGTTTTCAGACCGTATCTGGATGTATCAGGACATGTTGAAAGCTGAATTATCCAACCTGCTGCAGACTGGGCTGATCCGGGGGCAGAATCCCCGGAAATTGGCTACCCATCTCCGGAAGCGGTTCGGGGTCAGCCAGAGTAATGCAGAGCGGCTGATGATCACGGAGCTGGCAAGAGTCCAGACAGAAGCGCAGAAGCAGTCTTTTGAGCGGAATGGCTTTGACGAATATACTTTTCTTGCGCTGGGAACTGCCTGCCCGATCTGCAGGGCTCTGGACGGGAAACATTTTGAGATTAGGAAAATGATGCCCGGAGAGAATGCTCCGCCGATGCATCCCCGCTGCCGCTGCAGCGCCTCAGCCCACATGGATAGCGAAGAATACGAACAGTGGCTGGATGGGTATCAGCAGCATGGGCTTTCATTCGATGATTGGAAAAAGCAAAATTCCGTTGCAAAGAAATCTGGCTCTGGTATAATGAAGATGAATTTAAAATATTTTACAAATATACCTGAAGAGAAATTTACAAAATATGCCTTAAATTATGAGAAGGCACCAGATAAAGCGAAAGCGTTTGAGGCGGCGCTGGGCTATACAAAAGACAATTACCAGGATTTGATAGATGACATTGCTGTTCATTTTGACGAGGAAAAACTGGTCGAAAAAGGGGATAACGGCTTTGGCATGAGATATTCTCAGGTAATGAATCTAACGGGACCAAATGGAAAGACTGCTAAAGTACTAACTGCATGGATTTATGATGAACAAATAAAAGATTTCCGTCTGACATCGGCGTATATTGATAAGAGGTGATGAGGTTGAAATTAGAAATGTACGATAAAGTTCTTTTAAAAAGTGGTGAGACAGCATATATTGTGGAAATTTACGATAGCGGAAAAGCCTACGAGATGGACATTGATAAATCAGATGGATCCACAGAGACAGACACGGTATGGCCGGATCAAATTGAGAAAAAGTTATAGATACCACCAGTCAGAAATGGCCGGTGGTATTTTTATACCCATTTTTAAGAAAGGAAAGGTGAATGATATGGGAGACATGATGAGTTTTCCGGAGACTCCTGAGGAATTTTTGAAAGAGTACTCTTTCAAGGATAAGAAAGGGGAATATACAAATGGATCAGAGTTGATTCCTGTATTTAGGGTAGAACAGATGATTGATTATTATTTCAGAGAAAGGCGGTGATCCAATAATCTCCCACCGGCGGGGAATGACCGGAATACAGAAAGGATGTGCAAGATTGAAAGTTTCAATATTAGGAACAGAATATGACATAGACAGAAGACGAGTAGAAGATGATATATTGCTGGAGAGTAGAGCTGGATATTGTGATAATACAACCAAAAGTATTATTACGTGTATATTGAGACCAGAACTTGGAAGTTCAGTTGACGTAGAACCAGAAGCAAAAAGACTGCTCAGACATGAGATTATACATGCTTTTATGTATGAAAGTGGCTTGGACGAAAACAGCAAATGGGGTGCAGATGAGGAACTCGTTGACTGGATTGCTATTCAGTTTCCGAAAATCTTGAAGGTATTTCAGAAGGCAGGATGCTTATGAAAAAACTGAATATGAACAGTATAATTAAGGTTAAATTGACTCCTTTTGGGGCGGATATATTTTACCACCAGTACGATGAGTTAAACAAAAAAGTATTAAATGCTGGAGGAAGACCAATACACCCCAGAATGCCACAAATAGATAACAAGGGCTTTTCAAAATTCCAGTTGCATCATTTTATTAATTTATATGGCGATTATATGACGGTTGATCAAAAAAACGTTGTTGAAGATATATCTATATACATTGATGAGGACGATTTGGAGTGAAATGATACAGAAAAATTGGAAGGAGTGGTGTGATTGATTGCGGTACGTGTCCAGGAGGACGGAATAACAGTGTCCGGCCATGCGGGATTTGCAGGAGTCGGAAAAGATATTATCTGCGCAGGAGTAACGGCACTGACTCAGACACTGATCAAGTCACTGAATGACTTGACAGAAGATAAAATTGAATATGAAATGTCGCCCGGAAGGGCTGATATAAAATACAGGGATCTGTCAGAAGCAGGAAAGCTTCTGGTGGATTCCTTTTTCATTGGCATTTGTTTAATTGCCGATGAATTTCCGGATTATGTCCGGATAGAGTGACCAGGCGTGAGTGTCAGTAAACCTTACGGATATGGCAGGCGTGGAACCATTTAAAGCTACGGCAGATAGGCGTGAAATCTTAAAAATACGGAGGTAGAACATGAGAAAGAAAGAATTTTTATACTTGCAATTGTTTGCGGATGATCCTGGAAGCGGTGACGAAGGAGGTTCTGAACCAGAAGATAAATCGGGTGGCGCCGGAGGCCCAGAGCCACACGAAGATGATCCGAAGCCGGAAAAGAAATACACCGATGCGGAAGTAGATGAACTCATCAAACGCAAGAAGGCTGAATGGGAGAAGACCAGGCAGAAAGAGGACGATGAGGCAAAGAAGTTTGCCAAGATGAATGCTCAGGAGAAATCTGAGTACAAACAGCAGCAGCTGGAGAAACGTATCCAGGAGCTGGAGGATGAGAAAACGCTTTCTGGTATGCGTGATGAGGCAAGGAAACAGCTTGCGGAGAAAGGAATCAATATTTCCGATGAGCTTCTGGCATTTATGGTGTCTAAGGATGCCAAGGAGACTAAAGAAGCTGTTGATTCGTTCGCAAATTTATTTAATGCGGCCGTAAATGAGGCTGTCAAAGGGAAAGCCCGCCAGACCACACCAAAGGAAAGCGGACATTTTTCCAGTGGAAAGGCCGGCATCAATATTGGTGAGATGGCAAAGAAAGCAAGGATTATTAAATAATGGAGGTAGATAGAATGAATGTGATGAAACTGAATTTACAGTTGTTTGCCCAGACATTTGATCCGGATAATGTGACAATGTATGAGCATAAGGACGGAACAATCCCGGAGAAGTACAACACACTGATCCTGGAAGAGATCATGGAGAACAGCAAAGTAATGCAGCTGGCCAGATATGAGGAAATGGATAGCAAAGAAAAGAAGTTTGAATATTTCGCAAAAGGACCAGGCGCTTACTGGGTTGGTGAGGGTGAGAAGATCCAGACATCTAAACCGCAGTGGATGCAGGTAACGATGGTAGCAAAGAAGCTGGGTGTCATCGTTCCATGCTCCAGAGAGTTTCTGCACTACAAAATGTCTGACTTCTTTGAGCAGATGCGGCCAAAGATCGCAGAAGCTTTCTATAAGAAATTCGATGAGGCAGCTATCCTAAACATCGAAAACCCGTTTCCGCAGTCAGTGAATGAATCTGCACTGGCAGCGGGAAATCTCATCAGTGGCGGAATCACTTATGATAACATTCTGGCAATGGAGGATGCTCTGAATGATGAGGACTACGATGCGAACGCTTTTATTTCTACGAAGAAGAACCGGAGCACGCTGCGGAACGTCAATAAGATTCAGAATGGCGTGATTGTGGAATCTCTGTATGACAGAGGGGCAAATACAATTGACGGTCTTCCGGTTGTAGATTTGAAAGGACTGGATAAGGGGATTCTGTATGCCGGTGATTTCGATTATATGTACTACGGCATCCCGTTCGGCATGTCCTACAAGATTGATGAGTCCGCGCAGCTGTCCACACTGAAAAATCCAGACGGTACCCCGGTCAATCTGTTTGAACAGGAGTTGGCGGCCCTCAGAGTAACGATGGATGTTGCTTTCATGATCGTGAAAGATGAAGCATTTGTGAAATTGGAAACAAAAGCGGAAATCAGTCCGGATAAACTGACGATTCCGTCTCAGGGGCAGACCCTGTACGGCAAGAGAATTTCCTCCCTTATCGGAAGCGATGTGAAGGTTTATGAAGACGGAACTGTCACCGGAACATTCAAACACGTGACGGGATACACTGGATTTAATGAAAGTGTGCCGGAAGAACAGGAAGGTTATTTCTTCCCATTTAAACTGACCAAATCCGGAACGAACATGACATTCAAAAAGAACGGTTCTGAAACTAAGCAGAGCATTCCGTGGGAGGCAGATAATGTATTCCGGGTGACGAAAGGGGATACGTTTGAAGTGCTGGTAGATGAGGAATCTGTAGTTACATTCAACTTTGCCCAGGCTACCTTTGAAAAATAAATGGGTGATCTGATGCCGGAAAGGAGGCGGCGTTATGCTGGAAGATCTGAAGCGGATGCTGGGATTGCTCGATCAGAACGATGAAGACCTGGATGCCAAACTGAATTGGATTTTGAACACGACGCGGTCCCGGCTCAAGGTGCTCTTGGGTGGCATTGATCCAAGGGATGATCTAGACTATATCATCATAGAAGTGTCCATTGTCCGGTACAACCGGATTGGCTCAGAAGGGCTGTCTTCTCACAATGTGGAAGGTGAAAATTCCAGTTTTTTAAGCTCTGATTTTGACCCATATATGGATGATATCCAGGCATACAAAGATATGAAAAACATTGACATATCCAAAGGAGGGATTCGCTGGGCATGAGGTATGACACACCTGTTTATTTCCAAAGATTCACCCCGCCGCGCTATGACCCATCAACCGGTGATTATGTGGAAGGCCCTGTGGAGGAATCCATGCGGTATGCTTCGGTCATGAATACCGGCACAGAGAGAATCATGCAGGTATACGGACAGATGAAGCAGGGAAGTCTGACTATTCAACTGCAGAATCATTATGACTGCCCATTCGACCGGATCCGTGTCGGCAATGCGGTGTATCAGGTGGATTCTTCCCGGAGGCTTCGCACAAAGCATACATTTATCGTATCGGAGGTGCAGGGGGATGCCAAAAGTAAAAATTGTGGGGATTGAGAAGCTGCAGAGAAAGCTGAAAGATAATACGGATTTGTCTGCGGTGAGAACTGTGGTACAGAAGAATGGGGCAGATATGCAGACCAAAGCACAGCAGAATGCGCCGGTTGATACAGGAAATTTGAAGCGTAGCATCGGTCTTGCCATGCGTGACAGCGGGCTCACTGCGGAGGTAGAGCCAACTGCGGAATATGCGCCTTATGTGGAATTTGGTACCCGGTTTATGAACGCACAGCCTTATTTGAAGCCGGCTTTTGAAGAGCAGAAGGAGAAATTCAAAAAAGACATGGACAAGCTTGTGAGGTGATAACGTGGACCCGCAGCAGGAATTATTTACAGCATTATTATTACAAATTGGAGATAAGGGATACGACGTATATGATACATTCCTTCCACCGGAGGGTACGCCGTATCCCTTTGTTTATCTGGCAGACAGCCATATGACCGACGACGCCAACAAGACGGCAGTCTTCGGAAATGTCTTCCAGACAATCCATATCTGGCATAACAATCCGAGGCAGCGCGGCACGGTATCGCAGATGCTGCTGGAGATCAAGAGGATATGCCGGCGATTGGAACATACGGAGAATTTTGCCTGGCAGTTACGAAACGTAGACCAGCGGATTCTCCCAGATAACACGACAAAGACTCCGCTTCTTCACGGCCTGTTAGAAGTGGAGTTTAAATTTTCATAGGAGGTATAACACATGAATTTATATGGATTACAGCTGTTTACGGAAGCAGTCGCAGGCAAAAAGATTGTCTATCTGTACCGGATCGCCAAGGATGCCGCAACAAAAGCAGCGTGGCAGATTGCGTTTGCCACAGAAAACGGAAGGACAAAGAGCAAAGATGCCGATGCCACTGCCACAAAGGACGGCAGCATCCGGACGCCTGGAACTGCCGAAACAGAGATTACGGCAACTTCCATTCTGTCAAAAGGTGATACGAACATTGACGCGCTGGAAGACGCTATGGATAGTGATGAGCTGATTGAAATCTGGGAAGCGAACCTGGATGAGCCCGCCAGCACTGGCCAGAACAAATTTAAAGGAATGTATTTCCAGGGATACATCACAGAGTTTGAAAAGACAACCAATGCGGAAGACAATGCAGAAATTTCGCTCACATTCGGAATTAACGGCAGCGGAGCAAGAGGAGAGGTTACGGTAACGGCAGAACAGCAGGATCAGGCAGCCTATGTATTTACCGATACGACCGTGCAGACAGAAGAATGATAAGGAGGATTTAAGATATGTTTGAATTAGAAATCAATGGAAAAATGTACCCGTTTAAATTTGGTATTGGCTTTCTGCGTGAGATCAACAAGTCGCGGATTGTCAACGGAGAAGAGGTCGGCTTCCGGTACAATGTTGCCAACCTGATCGGTGAGGGTGACCCGACCAGCCTGTGCGACATTCTTATGGCCGCAAATAAAGGGCAGAGCCCACGGATTACCGCCAAAGATCTGGAGGGCTACATCGAAGAGGGGGAAGACATGGATGAACTGACGGAAAAGGTGGTTGATTTTTTAGAGAAGAACAACTGTACGAGGAAATTGATGGAGAAAGTGCAGACGGCACTCAAGGAACTCCAGGAATAATTGCTTGCCGGGAGGTAACGGAAGCAGATTATGAGGAAATTGCCCTCACCTGCTTCCGTTTTCTTCATTTGACTTCTTTTACTCAGGTTGATCAGCTCACAATGCGGGAGTATGAGCTGCTGGTAAGGGCGGCAGAACTTCGGGATGTGGATACGGACTATCGGTTGCATGAGCAAGCGTTCCTGAATTTTGTGGTGCAGGGACGGAAGAAGAACGGAAGACCAGTTTACCGACGGTTTAAGCAGTTCTTTAATTACGTGCAGGAAGTCAAAGAAGTCATGGAAAAACGGAAGAAGGAAAAGAAGACAGACAGTCGTTTTGCCAGACTGAGCAAACACTTGAAGGAGAAAAGAGGTGACGGATAATGCCGGAAAGTTATAGCGTAAAGGCCGTATTGTCTGCGGCGGATTCTGGGTTTACTGCCATGATGAATAAAGCGTCAAAAGTGACAGATTCTTTCGCGGATAAATTCAAAAGCGGGCTGGGGATTGGCGCCGGCATGGCCGTTGCCAACTCAGCGATCAGTACAGTATCAAACGGTATCCGGTCCATGGCCGGAGAGCTGAGCTCTGCCACAGCGACCTGGAAGACCTTCCGGTCCAACATGGACATTTCCGGAAAGAGTGAAAAGCAGATTGCCAAAGTGCAGAAGCAACTGCAGTCATTTGCGGAGCAGACCATTTACAGCTCATCCGATATGGCGTCCACCTATGCGCAGTTGTCGGCAGTCGGTACGAAAAGTACCACGAAGCTGGTGAAAGGCTTCGGTGGCCTGGCATCGGCGGCAGAGAACCCTGCGCAGGCCATGAAGACATTGTCGCAGCAGGCAACGCAGATGGCGGCAAAACCGTACATCCAGTGGCAGGATTTTAAGCTGATGGTGGAACAGACACCGGCCGGCATTGCGGCGGTGGCAAAGCAGATGGGAAGATCAACCCAGCAGCTCATCAAAGATGTGCAGGCGGGGACCATAAGCACCCAGGAGTTCTTTGACGCCATAGCAGCGGCAGGGACATCCGAGAAATTCACAAAGATGGCAACGACATACAAAACGGTCGGACAAGCCATGGATGGCCTGCAGGAGACGGCGGCCAATAAGCTGCAGCCAGCGTTTGAGAAGCTGTCGGATACCGGTGTGAAAGCCATTTCGGCCATCATAGATAAACTGAGTGCCATTGACGGAAATGCACTGGCACAGAAGATTACACCGTTTACCAAGGCACTGAATAAAGTCATCAAGGGATTTTCAGAAGGCGGCATGGAGGGCGGTATCGCAGCCATCGAGCAGCATATGGGAAACCTGATACCAACAGCCCAGAAGATCGGCGGCGTGCTGGTAGCGGCATTTGCGGTGACACATATCAATGATTTTGCCGGAGCGTTCCGCGGCGTCACAGGGCTGGTCAGCAAGTTTAAGATTCCGGAGAGCGTAACGAAGGGGCTGAGTTTTTCCGGAATATCGAAAAGTGCTTTAAAAAATGTCAGAGGTATTAAGAAATCCTTTGCATCCCTTGGCAGCGGCATTGATGATTATGGCGCAAAAATCGCGATGTCTATGGAAGCCATCAGTCCGAAACTGTCAGAATCCGGCACCAAAGTATGGAGCGTGTTTGCCAATACGGGAGAAAAGATTTCTGGTTTTGGAAATAGCATTTCCAAAGGCCTGACCTCAAAAATCAAGGGCGCCACCAGTGCTCTTTCCTCTTTTGGTGGCCGGGTAGGTACAATTCTTGGGCCGATTCAGACAGTAGCCAGCAGCATCCTGAATCTGGGAGGTACGGTGGCCAGTGGGCTCACATCCATGATGGGAGTGGCACTCAAGGCGATTATGCCGGCAGCCATGGTCGGTGTTGTTCTGGCAGGACTGGGACTGATTTATCAGCAGTTCGGAACGCAGATTGACCAGATGCTTGCCATGGCGCAGCAGCAGGGGCCGCAGATTATCAGTAATCTGGCGAATGGCATATCCAGCGCGCTGCCGGGGCTGATCAGTTCGGGCGCGCAGCTGGTGACTGGTCTGATGAATACAATCACGGCGAACCTGCCAGCGCTGATCGGTGGCGGTACTCAGATTATCGCGAGTCTTGTCAGCGGCGTGGCAGCAGCGGCACCGTCCCTGATTTCTTCAGCGGCGACCATGATTGGCCAGTTTGTGGTCAGCGTTGCATCGGCAATCCCGCAGCTGATTACCACGGGTATGCAGCTCCTTCTGGGATTGGCCCAGGGAGTTGTTGCCAGCCTGCCTACATTGATCTCATCGGCCACGCAGGCAGTCACGTCGTTTATCAGTGGCATTGGCCAGAACCTGCCGCAGATTTTGACGACAGCAGCGCAGATCATCGCTACGCTGGCGGGCGGCCTCATCGCGGCGATCCCGCAGCTGATTTCTGCCATTCCGACGGTCATTTCGTCTCTGGTTGATACAATCATGAGTACGGACTGGATTTCAGTAGGTATTCAGATTGTCAGCGCCATTGGAGAGGGTATCTTCGGAGGACTTTCTAAGATTGGCGGAAAGATTGGTTCCTTCTTTGGCGGTATCGGTGATTGGTTCGCCGGCGGTAAAAAAGGCGGTGAGGAAACGTCTTCTGGTGCTGCAGAGGGAATTGCGGCCGGGTCTTCCAACGTCACCACGGCGGCCTCCAATGTGACCAATGATGTGACGCAGACCTTCTCTGCCGGAGCCGGTGCTGCGAAGAGTGCCGGCAGCGAGATTGGCAGCGGGTTCAGTACGGAGTTATTGTCCGGACTGGGAGATTCCGCATCGATCACGACCCAAAACATGGATGATATCACCTCGTCCATGGAGAAACCAGCGGGAACATCGAAAAAGGCCGGAAAGCAGACGGGAACCGGATACACCAATGCCCTGAAAAATGGGTTGAACAAAGCACCAGGCATTGCATCACAGGCAGTATCCAAAGTGATTGCCCGGTTGAATTCCGGTGCTGCCGGAGCAAGGGCGGCCGGTACCCAGATCAGCGCCGGTTTTGCGGCCGGCATGAACGCTTATCTGTCCCAGATTGAAGCGGCGGCGAGCCGGATGGTTGCGGCAGCCAATAAGGCTATCACGGCCAAGGCAAAGATCCATTCTCCGTCCAGAGTGACGGCCGGATATGGTAAAGATTATGTGGCCGGATTCGTTAAGGCAATCAAAAAGAATACAAAGGCCGCCGCCAAGGCAGCGCGGAGCCTGGCACAAACAACGCTTGCGGCCATGAAACAGGCAATTGCTGGTGGAAATTATCAATCTATGGCAGACAGTCTGGGAGAGTCCTATGAGGCGACAGTCAATAAGCAGACCTCCAAGCAGGAAAAGACCATCAAGAAGAAATATAATTCCATCACAAAGCGGCTGGAGAAGTCAGATAAGAAGCTGGAAAAGCAGGAGAAGAAGGCAAAGGGTAACCGGAAGAAGAATATCCAGGCCCAGCGCAAAGAGATTGAAAAACAGCAAAAAAAGCTGGAGAAGAGCTATAACAAGTATACAAAGTCTCTGGAGAATCAGGCAAGCCAGATGATCTCCGCCACGCAGAGTCAGCTCTCTTCTCTGGGCGAGACCTTCCAGTCTCAGTACGACGACATCATCAGCAAGAGGGATGCCTTTTATGACAAGCTTTCCGATGTCGGAGATCTGATGACGTCTGACAGCTATGGATTTACGTCCTTCAAGGACTTTGACGCTGCGACCAAACAGGTGGAGCAGTACGGAAAGAATCTGGAGAAACTGAAAAAGATCATGCCGAGTGGGTTCATGGATGAGATCCTTGGCATGGACATGGCAGAAGGGCTCAATTATACCAATGCTCTCCTGAAAAAGAGTGACGCTGAACTGATTGCCTACGGAAAGAGCTATCAAAAATTTACCGATGCGGCAAATAGGGTATCAAAAACCTATTATCAGGAACAGCTGGATCTGCTGAATAAAAACTATATCAGTCAGGTTACGGCGGCGCTTTCAGAACTGGACGCACAGATCGCGCAGATTGGTAAAAATGTGGCGGAGAGTTTAACGCAAGTGGCCACTACCGTCACAAATACAACTGTGGGAAAACAGATTTCAGCGACTACTAAGATCGGCGAGGATATCTCGTCTGGGTTAGCCAATGGTATTTCGTCCAAAAAGAGCCAGAAAAAGGTAAAAAAGGCCACGAAGAAGACGGCAAAAACGGCGACCAAAAACACCAAAAAGAAGCTGAAATCGCATTCTCCGTCCAAAGTATTTTATGGTATCGGCGCAGATACTATCCAGGGATTTGTCAATGCGGTCCTGGGCATGCGGCATGTGGTCGCACGGACCATGGACCGGGTAATCAGCATTCCGGCCACGCCGCGCATGGCCTTCGCGGGCAGTTATGATGGAGAACTCAACGAAAAGTACCAATATGGTTACTATATGGACGGAACGATTGAAGTACCGGTTGTCATTGATGGCAAAGAAGTGGCCAGAGTATCTGCGCCATATACGGCCGTACAGCTGAACAAACAGCAGAAGCGGGAAAACCGGAAGAAAGGCATTGCATAAAGGAGGGAGAAGACAATGATGTATTCGTTTGTAGATACCAATGGATGTCCGTCGGATACCGCTCTTCCGGCAGAGGCGATGAATTTCAACGGTGTCTTCCTGGAAAATGAGATAGAGGGGTACCGGACGCTTTATGTGAGCGGCCGGGAATCCCTGGCTCCGGAGCTGGATACCTATGATACCGGCGCTAGGGCGGGAGCGTCATTAAAACGCCGGCGCTTCCCTACCCGACCGATAACAGTCGGATATCAGCTACTGTCCCGGACACCGGAAGACTTCCGGCAGGCATTTAACAAGATGGCCCGGATTTTAAATGTTCAGGAAGGCCGGATGGTGTTTGCGGATGAACCGGATAAATATTTCACGGGAACCTTGTCCAGCATGGGTGATATTGAGCCTGGCAGAAATAACATCACAGCAGAATTGGAATTCACCTGTCTGGATCCGTTCAAATATTCCGTGGAAGAAACCTTGTATTCCCTGCGGACTCTGAGCCGCGTCGAATACGAGGGAACACAGCCGTGTTATCCGCGGATCCGCTGGGACATCAAGGGTAATACTGGGTATGTGGGCGCGTTCCTGAGGGATGCGTCTACAATTATTCAGATTGGAAATCCGGATGAAAGCCAGATGACCAGTAACACCTTCGCCGCCGGCGACGTGGTGGTGGCGGATTGCGCCAGCGCAACTATCACTGTCAACGGCGTGATACGGGATGACCTGGGCGCTGTGGGTAATGACTGGGAGTCATTTTTGCTGACGCCAGGAGAAAATCTCATCGGCGCCTTGTCTTCTTCCTGGGCGCAACGCCCGGATATCACACTTGCCGTGCGGGAGGTGTGGTTATGATCTTATATTTTGCAGATAAGAACCTGACTATTATCGGAAAGGCGTCCACGAATCTGCCAAAAGGCTATGAGGTGAAAAATGATAAAAAGACCGAAGACATAGAGACGCAGGCGGTGTCGTTTGAATGCGAGATTCCCTACGGGGATACGCCGGTAAAATGCGATAACCTGACAACGCCAGGGAATTATATCCTGCGCCAGAACAGCGACGATATTAATGAGTTGTACCAGATCATTGAATCTGAGAAAGATACGGACGCCGGGATTATCCGGATCTATGGGGAAGATGTAGGGATGGATCTGCTGAACGAAGTGGCGCTTTCCTCTCCAAATGATACGCCGATATGGACGGTAACAGAAGCGGTGCAAAATACCATTGTGGATACTGGTTTTGTCATCGGCATCAATCAGTTGGCTGAATCCACAACAACAATGGCCTGCAGCTTTTCGGAGCAGACCCGCTCTGAGCGTATCAAAGAGATTGCGGAGCTGTTTGAGTGTGAAACTGATTACCGGATAACACTGAGTGCGGACGGCCACACCGTGGAACACAAATATATTGACATATACACGAAGCGGGGCACGGACAGCGGCGTGACGCTGCGTTTGGGTACCGATATCGACAGTATCGCCGTGACCAAGACGATCGAGAATCTGGCCACGTCCATTTATGCCTATGGCGCCAATGATGCCGGTGGGAATCCGATCACGCTGGCCGGATACAGCTATGATGACGGCGACTTTGTTGTGGCGGCTCAGACATTTGATGACCGGGACGGGAACGGGACGCCGGATACCGGTTACTGTATCCAATCCCGGAAAGCCCTGGAAAAGTGGGGCCGGATGGTAGACGGCCAGAAGCGTCACATCACGAAGCCCTATAATGTCGATACAGTGGATCAGGCCACGCTGTTCAGTGAATCACTAAAATATCTGAAATCTATCTGTGATATCGCAGTAAATTACGAGTGCAGTATCACGAACCTGCAGAAAAAGGTTTCCCTGGGTGATACGGTGACGGTCATTGATGAGGAAGGGCAATTGTTTTTGACCTCCCGGGTATTAAAGCTGGAGACGTCAGAGGCAGACAAGACGGTTACAGTCACGCTGGGAGAGCACCTGATCCAGTCCGGCGGCATCGCACAGTCAGTTCGGGACAGCGTTGCACAGATGATTAGCAGTATAACATCGGCGCAAATGACAGAAATGACCGCAGACCAGGTCAGGGAAATATGCACGTAGCAGGGAGGCGGAAAAATGGCATTTATGGGTAGTGCGGCACTTGGCACCTTGTGGGAGCTTTTCAAAGAAAGAATATCAGGATATGAAATCACTGTATCAGCGGACGTACAGGCAGAAAACGCATTGACCGTGACGATTGCAAGAGCAGCGCAGGCATGCTTCGGCATCGTGACGATCCCGCCGGATAATACAACGGATACGGCAACAATCCCTGAAGGTTTTCGCCCTACGGCGGAATATGCGATAACCGGAGAGGATTTTTCCATCGATACAGGCGGTACGGTCAGTATAAATTCGGCAGATACCGAGGAAAGGAACCTGGCATTTTTTTATTTTACAGATGATGACGTACCAGACGCAGCTTACGCGAAAGGGGTGAAGGATGATGAGCTTACAGATTGACAATGACCTTCGGACGATTTCTATACCGGAAGATATCACATTTCTTGGTGTGGCCGGCGACAAAAATGTGAGGGTTTTGGAATTTACCATGCCATCTACATATGGGGATATTGATCTGTCCGGTTATGATATCGTCATCAATTACAAGAACATCGAACGGGGACGGATGCGCAAAAGTGAGGGCAGTTATGCAATCGCTGGAGCTGCGGTCTTGGATGACACGATCACATTTGCCTGGCAGATCGGCGCAGAGCCATGTAAATACCATGGGGATACCTGGTTTTCTGTTTCCCTGATAAACGGGGATAGTAATGTATTCAACACGCAATGGGTCAGCCTGCCGGTGCTGCAGAAACAGATGTGCCCGCAGCCGGCTGAAAATGAAGCAGGTGGCGAAACTATCGTGATAGACATGGGCAATGTGACATTGTCGGTCAGTGATGAAAACCTGATCATAACGGGAGGTGCATAAGATGGACGTGACAATCAAGGGGATGCAGATACAGGGCACACTGTATTTATTCAAAGATGCGGTGGCAAGGGCAACTACGGCAGATTTAAATACCAAGATAGCAATCACGCAAGACGATATTGATGAGGTCTGCGTGACGACAGAGCAGGCAGAAGTGGTAACATCAACAGGAACGGAGGGCGATGTATAATGGCAACAGCATTAACATTAAAACAGGCGATTGCAGCAGTATGGCAGAAATTCATGGGAGTGATTGGATATGCAGACATTTCCGGCATTGGCGACGGGACAGTCAAGGGCGCCATTGCTGGATTAAATGGGAATACAGTATTTTATGCAAATGCTTTTTCTACTCAGCAGGGAGCGACAATAAACAGCGACTACACTTACGCCATTAAACAAGGAAAGATTGTTCATTTAGTTATACGGTTCACAACTGGGCAATACAAAGATGTTTCCTTGCGCATGATTCAGCTGCCGGAAGCACTTAAGCCAGCAAGAAGCTCTCATCCATTTGCGTGCGAAACATGGCAAACAGGAGTTGGCCAAGTCCAACTAAATGCCGAAGGCTGCCATATACGTCCAACAACAGGAACGAAGGTGTCTACTGATTATACTTTAGATTGCGTATATATTGCCGCCGATTATTAATAGAATCCAATGATAGTCACGTGATAAACTCCCGCGCTGGAAGCTGTGCAATACATAGTTGTATTATTTTCAACCGTCGCATTACAGACATATGTGGTTCCCGACCGCCGACCGCCAATAGCAACTACTTTTTTGGCTGATGGATATTCTGTTGATACGTCAACAGCGCCACTGGAATGACCGCCTTCTGGAAGACTCGTGCCAATTTCGACTTGAATCTCCCGGTATTGGATTTTATTAGTTATATTCCCATTTAATCAATTAATGGATTGGTGTATTGGTTGGTGTATGGGATTGGTGCAACCTTTTCTGTATAATTTGATTATCAATTATACGGAGGAGGTATTTTTTATGAAGGAAAAGCTGATATCTGCTGTATTGGAGAAGATGCATGGACATCTGCAGCCTGATCAGGCGACGATGCTGCAGTGGGTGATGTCGGTTGTGCTGGACGATTATTCGGTGGAGCGAAAATCCACCGAAGTCACCGTGTACGATGGCAGCGCGGAGGAGTATGCAAAGAGATTTTTGGTGGTCAAACATCTGGCGGGGTGCTCTGAGAGGACCATCGAATCATACCGTTTTAACTTGCAGAAATTTATCCTGAATCTGCGGCGGCCATTGCTGGAAACAGATACAAATGACATCCGGTGTTATCTGGCGGCGTACAAGGAGCGGCGGAAAGTCAGCAATACCACCCTGAATAATATGCGCGCCAGCTTATCCAGTTTCTTTACGTGGTTGCATGAGGAAGGGCTGATTGCCAAAAACCCAATGCGCCGGATTCCGCCGATTAAGGCACCGAAGGTAATCCGCCAACCGTTTACGCCGGAGGATATGGAGCACCTGCGGATGGAGTGCCAACAGGAACGCGATCTGGCCATTATGGAATTTTTGTATTCCACCGGCGTTCGCGTCAGCGAAGCAGTACAGCTAAACCGTGACCAGATTAATTTTATTGAAGGAGAGTGTATCGTATATGGAAAGGGGGCGAAAGAGCGGGAAGTATTCATCAATCCGCGGACATGTATCCATTTGAAAAAGTATCTGGATTCCCGGACGGACAACAACCCAGCATTATTTGTCTGGACGAAAAAACCGCATCGGAGACTATCCGAAAAGGGAATCTGGGCGTTGCTGCATAATCTGGGGCAGCGGGCCGAAGTGGAGAAAACGCACCCGCATCGATTCCGGCGGACACTGGCAACTGATGCCCTGAATCGGGGGATGCCGTTGCAAGAGGTGCAGCAGATGCTAGGGCATGAAAAGGCGGATACAACGTTGATTTACTGTACAGTGACCAAAGATAGTGTAAAGATGTCGCATCGTAAATATATAGCATAACTTGTAAGTAATCCTTACAGGTTCATTTAAGCCTGCGGAAACGGAGGTTTTATTTGTATGTCATGATTTCGTAACTATAAATAAGGTTCGCTCTTAATTAAATGGGAATATGAACTGGTCCGATGCAATCACCCTGGGATCTACTTACGGCATTGAAATGAAATATCGGTATAATGCCAAATTTGTAGAAATACAATACGGTGGGACATTACCTGATGGTGTTGGATTTGGTGCAGGTACAAATGGTTATGAGTTTCCATCTATGCCGGAAGAATTCCTTCCAGGTTCAAATATTCGGCAACCGATTTTTTGCCCTGGGAACGGAAACAAACTATGTATTCGTATATATCCGTGGGCTACAGACAAATGGTCTATAGCCCCTGGAAGTATGGGGCTTACCTCCGTACCAGAGTATATTGCAGGAACGTTCGTATACGCTAGAAGGTAGATATATGATTATTCGAAATAAATAACCCTAATATAATAATTTCCGGATGTAACGGAATTTCCTGTCCACGGATTAAAGACTCGATACCAAGCTTGACTATCAGTCGACATTTGTCGGAGTTCGTATTGTTCGTTTAATAAGATAACATTTATTAAACGTTCGTCAGAACAAATATGCCTTACATTAAACATACCGTGCTCGTTGAGAGTTACTGAATCATGTTTATACACAATTCTTGTTAACTTCCCATTTAGTTAAGAGCGAACCTTCACGGGACCTTCGGGTCTTTTTTTTGATGGAGGTAATAAAATTGGGAAAATTATTTGATATTATTCCGACAACAAACAAAGCAAGAAAAAAGAAGTATCCATACAAGATCAAGTTTACGGATGGACGTGTAGTACCACTGCCATCACAGTACGATTTTACAGACAGCAGCTTTATCCGCCGGCATGGCTGTATTATAGCCGCTTTTTATATGGGTCTGCGATTTGTTGGCGTAAAAAAATCAATGAAAAAATGTCTGAAATATTTGCAGGAGAATCATCCGAAGGGTAGTCATATCAATTACTGTCTGCGACAGGTTTGTACAGCTATTAATAAACTGGCTCCGGGAACTCCGGCAAAGTTTTATGAGAAAATCAGTAAAGCGGAAATGAAGAAAGCTCTGAAAAATGGTCATATGGTTTTGTATACCGAGAAAAATCCGGTACACACGGCCGTTATCCTGTGGAATGGCCGGAAATTTAAACGATTTTCAGACGGCAAATACAAGTCGGTAACGGTAGCCTGGGAGATTCGCAAACGCTATGTTAATGACTGGTACGGCGGCTGCGTGGTTGTCAAAAAATCATAGTATTATTCGGCGGTCCAGAGGGCCGCCTTTATTTATAAACATAAGGAAGGAGACAAGGATGGACACACCAATCACACGGGCAGAGCACGAGGAATTTCGCCGCAGGCTGGAAGAAGAAAATCGCCGCCAGGATAAACGGATTGGCCTGCTGGAAGAAAATACGAAGCAAATCGGCGCGCTGACAATATCCGTGGAAAAATTAGCGTTAAGTATTGAAAGCATGGTCAAAGAGCAAGAGTCACAGGGCGAGCGCCTGCAGGTCCTGGAGGGGAGGGATGGAGAGAAGTGGAGAGCTGCAGCCAGTTATGTTTTAACTGTGATTTTAGGAATTGTCATTGGATACATATTTAAGTTGATTGGAATGTAGGAGGTATAAAAAGATGTTTAAAAATAGCGTATTGAAACCGGATGTTGACACAGTAGAATGGTGCAAAAAAGCCGGCATCCGTGCAGTAAAAACCATGGCACAGTCTGCGATCGGCGCGATCGGCGCCGCAGCCACAATGGGCGCGGTCGATTGGCGCATTGTCGGATCCACCGCGGCACTGGCAGGGGTGCTGTCAATATTGACATCAGTAGCCGGTATCCCGGAGGTAGAAGGGACGGTGAGTGAATAATGGCAGTACAATCGGTCAAGGCCAAAATAAACGGCCAGACAGTTAATTTGACCTATAATGATGGAACCGGTTTCTGGGAAGCGACGACAACGGCGCCAACGTCGTCATCTTATAATCAGCCTGGACATTATTACGGCGTGGAGATTACGGCTACAGACGATTCTGGCAATGACACGACCATCAACGCATCAACGGGCGATTTCCAGGAAGAATGCCAGCTGATCGTAAAAGAGAAGATTGTACCGGTCATCACGATCAACAGTCCAACATCAGGGGCGCATATCACGAACAATAAACCGACCATCCAGTTTAGTATCACCGATGATGATTCTGGCGTAGATCCGGATACGATCACGGTCAAGATTGACAACGGCAGCGCCATATCGACAGGCATCACAAAGACTCCATCCGGCAAGGGATATACCTGTTCGTATACACCGGAAACAGCGCTGGGTGATGGCAGCCATACCATTTACATCAATGCCAGTGACCATGACGGAAATGCGGCGGCCCAGAAGTCGGTGCAGTTTACCGTGGATACAGTGGCACCAACGCTCAATATTTCTTCACCGGCTGATAACTTAAAGACTAATGAAGACTCTGTAACGGTATCTGGTACGACCAATGACGCAACGTCTAGTCCGGTTACATTGACTATTAATGGTGACCCGGTGACAGTTCAGTCCAATGGTTCATTTAGCAAAGTGGTCAACCTGACTGAGGGCGAGAATACCATTACTATCATTGCTACCGACAGCGCTGGAAAGAGCACGACTATTGTCCGTCACGTAACGAAAGATACTGGGGCACCGGTATTTGTAAGCGTGGAAATTGTTGATAATCCGGTGGACGCCGGGGATACATATGTGATCCGCGTCAAAGTTACGGACTAAGCCTATGGTTGTTCGACTGGAAGGCAAAGTGCAGGGACAGGATATCATATTTAAGCATGTGAAGGGGGATGACTGGGAGGCGGTCATCCCCAAAAATCTGACAGGTATCTATATCATAGAATTGACAGCCTATGATGACAATGGGAATACGGCATTTACGACGCGATATATCTTAACGGTCGACTTGGATGCGTTATGTATCCATCTGGAACCGTATCCTTTCTGGGCTGATATATTGCCAGATACTTTTTGTGCGAATATCCTGCCCGGGAATTATTACGCGCGGCTATGTCATGGGGGTGATAGTATAAATAGTTTGAAAATTGTGATGGATTTAGGAGAGACCCGGCATGTGCAATTAAAAATCTGTTCATCGGTGAAGGATGATTTCAATATTCTGGACGCCACCTACGTGCTGCAGAAAATGGGCGATCAGGAAGCGGAAGACAGCGGAAGATGCGTGATTCGGGAGCACATCATCGATACAGTCATCACCCCGAAAGAATCTGGTACATATATATTCCGGGTGACCTATACCATTGCTGATGAGGTTTTAATCGACACGGTGGAAGTGAAGGTGATGGGATGACAGCCAATATAAAAATAACAGGCGTAAATATCACGCCGAACCCTGTGCAGACAAAATCGACAATCCGGCTGTCCGTAAAGGTAGAAAAGAAATTGTTCGGTCTGTCCACGGCAGCTGGAAAGATTCTGATTCGCGCCGACGGCAGGCCGATCGTAACGACGAAGGGGTGATGATATGGACGAAGGAATTTTAATCAAAGATTTGACATCGACCAGTACGCTGTCTGATACAGAATATATGATAACTGGCTCATCGGACATCAAGAAAATTTCTATGGCCAATTTTATTTCCCAAGTAAAAGCAAAGCTGGGCTATGGGGATATCACGCAAGACGATATCGATGAGATTTGTGTAACGACAGAAGGAGAGTGATTAGTATGGCGTTAAAATTTAGAGATGAACTGGCGCATAAGAGCAATTACGGTGGCACACGTAGCACGAGCGATATCAAATACATCGTAATCCACTACACCGGAAATGACGGCGATACTGCCGCCAACAACTGTCGGTATTTTCAGGGCGCAAACCGGCATGCCTCTGCTCACTACTTCGTGGACGGCGGGGCATATGTCTATAATTCCGTACCGGTCAAATACGTAGCATGGTCCGTCGGCGGGTTCTATTCAAAATCTAACGGCGCCGGCACTTACTATCAGAAGTGCACCAACGCGAACAGCATCAGCATTGAGATGTGCAACTGTGTGAAATCTGTTCCGGATGATGTGTTTGACCAGACGGTGGAACTAACAAAATATCTGATGGAAAAATATGATATTCCAGCCAACTGTGTTATCCGTCATTGGGATGTTAACGGAAAATCCTGTCCGGCCCGATGGACGGGCAAAAATAACGATGGCTGGGAAGACTTCAAAGATGCAATCAAAGAAAATGATGATTACTTAAAAGAAAGGGTGGAAGGCGTGAAGTATTTTAGCAAAAATAAAAAAGCAAATGATATTAAGGAATTTCTGCACAATCGGGAATTCGGAGCAGGAGAGAATAATCTGTCAAAGATTGCAGCAGCGAACTGCGAGTCAAAAGAATTAAAAGATGCCATGTTTGCTTTGGCTGAGAAAGGGCTGCTGGTTAAGCCCGACGGATTAAACAAAAAAGACGATTAATGTCAAATTTTTACTAAATATGTATTGACATTTTTTTACAAGTGCGATATTATTTTAACAGCATTAGAAAAAATGTAAAAAGTACAAAAGAGAATAAAATACAAAAGATACTGGAGCCTGTGGGAGATATTCTCACAGGCTCTATTGGGTTAAAAAAGTTCTACACCTACAAGCCATCCGGACCTCCGAACTGCTTATAGGTGTAGATGTTTATAGGGCTTATTTATGCGGTTTTTGTGGATACATTATAGCAGATTTCTGTGAAAATGTGGATAAATAAATTATGAATAATAGTAATACAGGCTAAGAGAATCGGTCTGGCGATCGTAGACAACCTTTTCAACCACGGAACGGATGGCAGACGCTTTTCTATCGTAATCAGCGTTCTCGTCCTTCAGCACATCGACAGCAGTCCGGATGCCGGCCAGAATGACCGGAGAATAATCAATATCGGCAGTGGTGGTCTTTGCCTTTAATAGGGATTCCAGCTCCGCCCGCTCTTTTTGTAAGATCTCTTTATTCTCTTTATATTCCGCCAAAGTGTCTACGCCATTTCGGTACGCTTCCTTGATGCGGGACTCTTTCTGCTCCAGCTTCTGCAGCTGTTCTTCCAGCAGGCTGGTGTCCTCATCGGTCGGGCGCCGGTTCTTCAGTAATTCATAATCAATGGTATTGGTTTGTAGTGTATCTTCCAGGGCGGCGATAACTTCCTGCTCCAGCTTTTTGCCGGGGATGCCATTGGATGTGCTGCACTGCCCCTTGGTGTAACCGTGACATTGAAAATATTCATACCGGCTCTTACCACTCTTGTTCATGGTATTGTGATAGGAGAGAGAGCGACCGCAGTTCGGACATTTGACGATGCCGGATAGCCAGTGCTTCCGCAGGCTGATCTTGGCGGCTTTCGGTGCAAAATCATGCAGCCGCTTCTCGTGTGCTTTATCCCACAGATCCTCCGGGATGATGGCCGGATGATTGGATTTTCGGATGATGCCGTTCTCTGCGTTCTTCAGTTTCCTTTCTTTTGTATTCCCGTCCCAGCGGACATACCCCTTGTAAAACGGGTTGTCAATAATATACTGTACACCGCGGTTGTCGAAGTTGTTTCCGCGCTTGGTCTTGTATCCGAGACTATTCAAATCCTTAGCAATCTGCAGGAAGGACATACCATTGATATAGTTGTCATAGATCCTGCGGATGATCCGGGCCTCCTCCGGGACAATGACTGGCGGGTGCCCTTTGGCTTTGACTGCATAGCCCAGCGGTGGTGCCGTCTGAAATCCACCCCGCAGCGCTTTCTCCGTCATGCCACGCTTTACGTCTTCGGCCAGACGCACAGAATAGAACTCATCCATCCATTCGATGATTCTCTCAATCAGGTCCCCGAACATTCCGTCAATGACCGGTTCCGATATGCTCACGACATCCACACCGCATTTATTCCGCAGCAAAGATTTATAGACGATGCTTTCTTCCTGATTTCGGGCAAATCGGGAAAATTTCCAGACCAGAATCACATCGAATGGCCGGGGCGTTGTTTTGGCGGCGGCAATCATGCGCTGGAACTGCGGACGCTTCTTGGCAGATTTGCCGGATATACCGCTTTCAATGTAGATGTTGTCAGATGGCAGATAGATATGATTTTTCTTGGCGTAGTCTCTGATCAGACGCTTCTGGGCGTCTGGAGAGAGCTCCTCCTGCTTGCCGTGGGTGGAAACCCGGATGTAGGCGGCGCCGGTACGGGTTGTGGTTGGCATAGTATCACGCTCCTTCTTTTGTATGTATAAGCAAAAATGGGTACAAAAATAACAGCCAGCGGGAAACGGATGTTCCGCTTGCGGTGGCTGCCCGGAGATGATACAATATTATTGAACGTACTGCGGTCATCTTCGGATCCGTGGTCTAATAATGAGATACCCGTATGGATTACGGGTGCAGGATTCTTGTTGGGAAGAAATCCTGTGATTTTCCGCTCCTGTTGGCGCAGGGGCGGAGTTTTTAGTTTTTAAATTTTAGCGCCTTTCTTACGATTACAACGCCAGCAAAGCGTTTGCAAATTCTCTTCAGTGGTCAAACCTCCTTTAGAGACTGGTATGATATGATCAATTTCAAGAAGAAGATTTGGTTCTTGCTCAACAGAAGCGCCACACTGCTTACATGTGAATCCGTCACGCTCCTTGATATGCTGACGAAGCTTGCTGGTCATAAGGGCTCGTTGACCGGCAACACTCTTTTTAAATTTAATCTTTTCAGATAAAAACGTAACAAATTTATTCAGATTCTCGATATCCATTACAACATCGCATTCAGTGGAAGCGTTTCCTCCAGAACTGATATATTTAAAAATGTATTTTGGAAAATAATCCGTACTCATATCAATTTCTTCAAAACCAAGTTTTTGCTCCAGTTTCTTTTTGCTGAATTTTTTTATAAGAGTAGGAATTTCAGTTTGAATACTATCAAGAATTTGTTTCTTTTCTGCTTGTAAATGATTCTTTCCTTCCTCAGCCGCCTCAAAATTATTTAAAATGTTCTCAAAACCTGTAAGGTATTCTTCGGTGGCTTTTATACCGAAGTATTTACAAATATATTCAAATGGTTTCTTGCGTGCGTTATCACAAACTGTGCGGGAACAATTATGTATATTTGGGGAATATTGCTGTTCTTTTAAATGTTTTCTTTTATAATCCCATTTACTGGAATCGCTATAAGTTGCATTGCCGTAATCTGTCTTGTCTGCCGGTAAAGCAGTGTGTTTCAAATTTTCAATATGCTCATTCAGTTCATTGCAATCATTGATGTATGCATCTATACGCTGTTTAACATCTGTAAATTTTGTACTTTTATAATAAAAAGATTCATATATTTTCCAAACGACATAGATGGCAGCAAGTAATAAAAAAATTGGCCAGATAGCACTTATAAAATATATAATCAATGCTATGATAATAATGGCTACAATAAATTGCATAATATCCTCCTTTGTAATAAATATCATCATAATTATTTTTTTATCAATTATATGTGTAAAATTTTTTTGCCTCTATATTTTTGAACTCCATAATCATTTCTGTGTATCCCAGCATCCGAGCAATTTGTTCTTTGGTCAGATCAGGATTGGAATAGATTATTTCATCTGGTACTAAGAGTTCCGCCGCAAAGGTATTGGCTTCGTTTTCCTCTTTGGCTTTATTGAAAAATGTACTGCCGTAGAAATAGCAGTCATTTTTCCAATGAAGTCTTGAGTGACCCAGTTCGTGGCTTAGGACTACTTTTTCCAAGGGCGTGTCAATAATGCTGCTGTTTAGCATAATGCATTTCTGCCGTTTGATGAGCAGATAACACCCCATGATCTTTCCTAAATCCCCGATCTGAACCAAGACATCGGTACAATCACATAATTCATATGGATTGCGCGTGTGATATTTTCTTACGAGCTGATTCACGATGCTCTTGATATCCCGCTGCAAATTATCACCTACTTTTCCCCTTTGTTTTTGTTGGGGTTGTATTTTACTTTGTTAATCTCTTTTACAGTCGTTACCAAAGAATTAAGCTGGTTGCGGAACAAAAGTTTTGTCTGTTCATCCATTTCTTCTCCGTCGTAGAACAACGGTGCTCCATCGTTGGAATCTAATTTTTCCATCAATTCATTGACGGTTTTTGAGATGTCCCGTTTATCTTTATTTGTTAATCCCTTTTCTGTCTCCCCATTCAATAAGTAATCCATAGTTACACCAAAATATTTTGCAACTGTATTTAACTTTTCTGCATTAGGTGTAGATTTATCCCATTTAACAATGGTTCCATTACCAAAACCAAGCTCTGCCTCCAAAGTGGGAAGGCTTATTCCTTCGGCATTGGCTAATTCTTTAATTCTTTCTTTTAAAGTCATAAGCCACCTCTTTCTACAAGAAAATTTTCTCGAAAAAATACTTGACAACAAGAAAATATTCTCGTATTATAGAGGATGTAAAGAGAAAACATTCTCGTAAATAGCGTAGAACAGCCAATAAACACCAAACAAAAAAGCTGTAACTAGAATATTTTCAAATTGTTTAAAACAATAATAGAATATTTTCTCTTTGTTGTCAATAATATATTAGAATTTTTTCGAGTATTATTGATTGATTTTGCGGGTCGCAGTGGATTAACAGTTATATGTGGCCTTATACCACTTTTTCAAGATGGATAGTCATTGGGAGTGACTCTCCAACCCAGTAAGAAAGAGCGACTACGTTATATCCAATGCGTCGATATTTCTGGGCAAGCTCAGCGGAAGTAATCATTCTATAGAACCTGATGCATGTCACCTCCTTTCGAGGAGTGCGATTTGCGACCCGCATAATTCATTATATCAAAACGTGAGAGGAGGGAAAATATTGATTCTGAAGAAAATCGAAGAGCTCGTAAAGCAGCATGATATGTCAATCACAGCTCTTGAGAAAAAGCTTTCTTTTGGAAACGGGACAATCCGTAGTTGGGATAAATGTTCTCCGTCAATCGAAAAGCTTAAAAGGGTAGCCGATTATTTCGGTGTGTCTATTGAATATTTTCTTGAGGAGTGAGAGGAAACGCGATGGTGAGAATAAAACATTGTTTATCAATCTATGAGTATAAGGGAAAGCGATACGCGGAAGCCTGGATACTTGTAAAAATTTTAAACAAAAGGTTCGCTTTCTGGAAGAGGAGGGAAGAAATCCCTGAAGGAAAGCCGCTGCGGGCACAGCGACTTTCTCAATAATTTATTTAACGGCGGTAAATTCGGTGCCACCGCATTTCGGGCATTCAGGCATTTCGGTAGTGTTTGTTTCTAGTTTAATACTCGTGCCACACTGCTTGCAAACATAAATGCCTTCACCCGGACATTCACCAGAGTAAACCATAAATTTTCTCCTTTCATAATACTCGGCATGGCTGTGCCTGTAAGGAAATTATAGCATAAAAAGGGGTTGATTAAATGGAAGGAATATCAGTTGTATCTCGACTCCCTACTGATGAGGAAATCACCAAAGAAATAGAAGGTCTGGAGCTGACACTTAAATTTCTCAAAAATTTGCTCAAGCTGAATGATGCCGGGCGCGAACAGGCGTTGATTTATATGTTTGGGCTGACGCATTTTGAGAAATATGTGAAGGAGGGAATAAAAGATTAAGAGATGACTGAGGAACCTGTAAACAGCGTTCTTCATACCATAAATTAGCAATAGAAGGGAGCGATATCAATGAAAAGAAAATTGTTTTTCACGAACCGGACGACGGGAGAATGTAAAAGCGCAGAAGAACTCACTGAGAAAGAGCGTGAAGAAATCGGGTTAAAACTGAACCTGACTATGCTGGAAGCAATGGGGGCCACGCCGATGAAAGTGCAGAAAGATGAAAAAGCCTCTGCATAGCGTAGCCCCAAAGCAAAGTGCCTTTTTGGGAGTGGCAGCTCCCGTAGGGCACAGTAACAAATAGACAAGCTTATTGTACAGCAGATTTGAGGGAAAAGAAAGATGAAATTTATAAAAAACCTGATTTGCAATGCATTTGCAGTAGCCGGCGTGGTATTGCTGGTCTGGCTGACCATAAGCTGGGCGGATGTGCTGATGCATAACGATCCTATCACCGGGGATGCGGCGTACTGGCGGGGCAATGCGATTGTGATGATGATTAATTTAATGGATTAAGGGAGGATGAGACATGGCAAAAGTAATTGTGGAGCATGAAGGAGAAAGACATGAGTTTGAAGGTAGTTATGTGATTGGCTTTGCGATAGACGCCTCAGACGAAGCACATGTTGCTGTAGATGGGATGCACTATGGCTGGGGACGTACGCGCAACAAGGCGATAGCCCTGGGTGGGATAGTACGTTCTATGCTAGACAACCTGGCGGAGGGCGATGTTTCAATACATTCTGCTTTATATAGCTTGTTTCTGGAAGAATTACTCAACTATAAAGAAAGTGAGGAGGAATAGCAAATGGAACAAATCAAGATCAATAAACTCGAGATCGAAAATGTAAAACGGATCAAAGCAGTCAAAGTAGAGCCGACAGCTTCCGGACTGACCGTCATTGGAGGAAAGAACAATCAGGGAAAAACTTCTGTATTGGATTCGATCGCCTGGGCTTTGGGAGGGGAGAAATACCGTCCTTCCAAAGCGCAGAGGGAAGGCTCCGTCATCCCGCCTACCTTACATATTGTCATGAGTAATGGTCTGGTGGTAGAGCGGAAAGGAAAAAATAGTTCCCTGAAAGTGACAGACCCCAGTGGACAGAAAGGCGGCCAGCTGCTCCTCAATGAGTTTGTGGAGCAGCTGGCGTTGGATCTGCCGAAGTTTATGGAGAGTTCCGGAAAAGAAAAGGCAAAGACGTTGCTCCGGATCATCGGCGTGGGGGATCAGCTGGAAGTTTTGGACCGCAGGGAAAAAGAATTATACAATAATCGCCTGGCTATCGGACAGATCGCAGACCGGAAAAAGAAGTTTGCAGATGAACAGCCGTATTATCCGGATGCACCGAAAGAACTTGTTTCTCCGACAGAGATGATCAAGCAGCAGCAGGACATCATTGCTCGTAATGGGGAGAACCAGAGAAAAAGAGAGAACCTGCATCGCCTGGAACAGGAATATCAGAAGATCAATGAACAGATGGAAGAGCTGCTGAAAAAGCAGAAGCAGGTACAGGACGATCTGACTGTTGCACGCACCTCCGCGAAGGATCTGCAGGACGAATCGACGGCGGAACTGGAAGAATCCATCGCAAACATCGAGGAGATCAACCGCAAGGTACGGGCAAACATGGATAAAGATAAGGCGGAAGAGGATGCCAGGGATTATAAAGACCAGTACAATGCATTGACGATTGAGATCGATAAGACCAGGCAGGAGAAGACAGAGCTGCTGCAGTCCGCGGAACTGCCGCTTCCGGAATTATCTGTGAAAGACGGGGAACTGGTCTACAAGGGGCAGCAGTGGGACAACATGTCCGGTTCTGACCGGTTGAAAGTCTCTACGGCGATTGTCCGGAAACTGAATCCGAAGTGTGGCTTTGTCCTTCTGGACAAGCTGGAACAGATGGATACTGACACCTTAAATGAGTTTGGACAGTGGCTGGAGCAGGAAGGGCTGCAGGCGATTGCGACCCGCGTCAGCACCGGAGATGAATGCAGCATCATCATTGAGGACGGGTATTCCAATAACGTTGCCCCGCAGGCACAGAAAACATGGAAAGCAGGTGAGTTTTAATGGGGATGGAGATTACCAGAGGCAGGATCAAAAAAGCCAAAAAAGTAGTGGTGTATGGACCGGAAGGAATCGGCAAGTCCACATTTGCTTCCCGGTTCCCGGATCCGGTATTCATTGATACGGAAGGCAGCACTAATGACATGGATGTGGCCAGGCTCCCCCGGCCGACAAGCTGGACCATGCTCCTGGATGAAATCGATCATGTGAAGAGCACGCCAGGAGTCTGCCGGACGCTTGTGATCGATACCATTGACTGGGCGGAAATGCTTTGTATCGAGCATATCTGTGACAAACATCACAAAAATGGGATTGAAAGCTTCGGTTATGGAAATGGGTATGTCTACGTGAAAGAAGAGTTCGGAAAATTCCTGAACAGGCTTTCCGATGTGATCGAGACGGGGGTCCATGTCGTACTGACCGCCCACGCCCAGCTGCGGAAATTTGAGCAGCCGGACGAGATGGGCGCCTATGACCGATGGGAGTTAAAGCTGGGAAAGAAGACATCTTCCCAGACCTCCCCGCTGGTGAAAGAATGGGCAGACATGCTTCTGTTCTGCAATTATAAAACATTTGCAGTAGCTGTGGACGATACCGGAAAAAAGCATAAAGCCCAGGGAGGAAAGCGGGTCATGTACACGTCCCATCATCCTTGTTGGGACGCAAAGAACCGTTACGGTCTTCCGGAAGAGTGCGAGTTTGATTACAGTGTGATCGCGGGGATCATTGAGGCTGGTTCGGCAGCGCCGCAGCAGAAGGAGCCGCCTGTTTCGCCGCCGGTCCAGGCCGTAGAAGCGGAGCCGGAGAAAAAGGAACCGGAACAGATGGAGATAAAATTTGACGATGCAGACGTGGAGATTTCCCGGGAAGATACCCTCCCGCCGAAAAACAATACGAGCAGCGTCATCCCAGGTGTCCCAAAGGCCCTGTCCGATCTGATGACGGCTAATGGCGTGACGGAGTGGGACATCCAGGCGGTCTGTGCGCGGCGGGGATATTACCCGGAAGACACGCCGATCGCCAACTATGACCCTGACTTTGTCAGTGGCGTCCTGGTGGCTGCCTGGCCGCAGGTCTATGCCATGATCGAAGAATACCGGAAAGAGTTTGATGTCCCGTTTAAAGAGGATAAGTAAAGAAAGGAAGGATATTTATGGAAAATCAAATGGATAGAGAATTGCAGTGGGATGATACGATTGAAAAAGAAAGCAGCGATTTTGTCCTGCTCCCGGAAGGAGACTATAACTTTGTCGTAGACAGTTTTGAGCGGGGCAGACACGGCGGCAGCGAGAAGCTGCCTTCGTGTAACAAAGCAATCCTGAAGCTCCGGGTAGAATCCGATAAGGGGACAGCGCTCATCACACATAACCTGTTCCTGCATACCAAAACAGAAGGGCTGTTGTCTGCCTTCTTTGAATCCATCGGACAGAAAAAGAAGGGCGAAAAGATGACCATGAACTGGAGCCATGTGCCTGGCGCGACCGGCAGGGCAAAGGTAGGCATCCATACCTATGTGAATAAAGACGGGGAAGAACGTCAGTCTAACGATATCAAGAAATTTTATCCAAAAGAAGATAAGCCGGCATTCACCGCCGGTACGTTTTGATGGAGCTGAGGCCGTACCAGCAGGAAGCGAAAGACGCGATCTTCAACCAGTGGGCCAGTGGCGTGAACAAAACGCTGCTGGTCCTTCCTACCGGATGTGGGAAGACCATTGTCTTTGCAAAGGTTACGGAGGATTGCGTGAGGAACGGTGACCGGGTATTGATCCTGGCGCACCGCGGGGAACTGCTGGAACAGGCCGCAGACAAGATCCTGCAGACAACGGGGCTTAACTGTGCAGTGGAAAAAGCAGAGCAGTCCTGCCTGGGGAGCTGGTTCCGGATAACCGTAGGTTCCGTCCAGAGCCTGATGCGGGAGACCAGACTTGCCCGGTTCCCGGAAGAGTATTTTGATACCATCATCATTGATGAAGCGCACCACTGTATCTCAGACAGCTATCAGAGAGTTTTGGGACATTTCCCCGAGGCAAAGGTCCTTGGCGTAACAGCAACGCCGGACAGGGGCGACATGAAAAACCTGGGCCAGGTGTTTGAATCCCTGGCGTATGAATATACGCTGCCTAAAGCTATCAAAGAGGGATATCTGTCCCCAATCAAAGCAGTGACGATCCCCCTGCGGGTAGATCTGACGGGCGTGGGCGTCCAATCCGGCGATTTTAAGGCGGGTGACCTGGGAACGGCACTGGATCCGTACCTGGAACAAATCGCGTCAGAAATGGAAAACTACTGCAGGGAGAAAAAGACCGTGGTATTCCTGCCGCTGGTGAAGACCAGCCAGAAATTCCGGGACATCCTGACCAGCCACGGATTCCGGGCTGCAGAGGTCAATGGAGAGAGCCAGGACCGTGCGGAGATCCTGCGGGATTTTGCAGCAGGAAAATATAATGTCTTGTGCAATTCCATGCTGCTGACCGAGGGCTGGGACTGCCCGGATGTGGACTGCATCGTGGTGCTGCGGCCGACAAAGGTGCGGAGCCTGTACTGTCAGATGGTGGGGCGCGGCACCCGGCTCGCACCGGGGAAAGACCATCTGCTTCTCCTGGACTTCCTGTGGCATACAGAGCGTCATGAACTGTGCCATCCGGCGCACCTGATCTGCGAGAATGAAGAGGTCGCCCAGAAGATGACAGAAAATCTGGAGAAAGATGCCGGCTGTCCGATAGACATCGAAGAGGCAGAGAAGACGGCGTCTGAAGATGTCGTGGCGCAGCGAGAGGAAGCGCTGGCGCAGAAACTGGCAGAGATGAAACGCAGGAAGCGGAAGCTGGTAGACCCTCTGCAGTTTGAGATGAGCATCCAGGCGGAGGACCTTTCCGGGTATGTCCCGGCGTTTGGCTGGGAGATGGCGCCGCCATCTGAGAAACAGAAAAAAACACTGGAAAAACTGGGGATCCTGCCGGATGAGATCGATAATGCCGGAAAAGCAACAAAACTGCTGGAGAGACTGGATAAGCGCCGGAAGGAAGGACTGACCACGCCAAAACAGATCCGCTTCCTGGAAAGCAGAGGCTTCCAGCATGTGGGGACCTGGCAGTTTGAAACAGCCAGGAAACTGATCGACCGGATCGCGGGGAATGGCTGGAAAGTTCCCCGGGACATCATTCCGGCAGAATATAAAGGAGCATGAGAATGGAACACAGGGCAGATTTATTACATATACTGGACAGCATCCATCCCGCTGACCTTGATTATCAGGAATGGGTCAATGTGGGGATGGCGTTAAAACAGGAAGGATATACCGCGGCGGACTGGGACCGGTGGAGCCAGATGGATTCTGCCCGTTACCATTCCGGGGAGTGTTTCCGGAAATGGGAAAGCTTCCGCGGTTCTTCCGACCCTGTCACCGCCGGCACTATCATACAGATGGCTCTGGATCATGGCTGGGTCCCGGAAGCGGGGCATGAACTGGAATGGGATTCCGAGATCCGTTATGACATCATTGACAGTGGCTGGGTAGAAGACAGGGAGATCACCGAACCTGCAGACTGGGACCCTGCCGGAGAACTCATCCGGTATCTGGAGACCTTGTTCGAGGCAGGGGAAAATGTCGGTTATGTTACGGAGAGCTGGGAGAAAACAGATGAAAAAGGGACCCGGTGGCTGCCGTCAAAGGGGGACTGGAGCCGGACTGCCGGACAGTTGATCCAGGCCCTTAATAAATGCAACGGCGATATTGGCGCGGTGCTGGGGGATTACAACCCGGAAGCCGGCGCGTGGATCCGCTTCAATCCTCTGGACGGGAACGGATGTCGGAATGAAAATGTGACGGATTTCCGGTATGCCCTGGTGGAATCCGATGACATGGAACTGGAAAAGCAGAATGCCCTCATCCGGGAACTGGAGCTGCCTGTGGCTGCCCTGGTATTTTCCGGAAAGAAAAGCCTCCATGCCATCGTGCGGATCGATGCGGCAGATTACAGGGAATACCGCCAGCGGGTGGAATATTTATACGGTGTTTGCCGAAAGAACGGATTAAAACTGGACACACAGAACAAAAATCCATCCCGTCTGTCCCGGATGCCGGGCGTGATGCGGAATGGAAAGAAACAGTTCCTTTTGGATACCAACATCGGAAAAGAGTCCTGGGAAGAGTGGCAGGAATACATTGAGAGTATCAATGACGACCTGCCGGACCCGGAGTCCCTGGAAGCCGTGTGGGAAAATCTGCCGGAACTGTCACCCTGCCTGATCGATGGGGTGCTGCGTAAAGGACACAAGATGCTTATCGCCGGCCCGTCCAAAGCGGGGAAATCCTTCCTCCAGATCGAATTATGTATCGCCATCGCGGAAGGAAAGAAGTGGCTGGGATGGCAGTGTGCCCGGGGGAGGGTGATGTATGTAAACCTGGAGCTGGACCGTGCCAGCTGCCTGCACCGGTTCCGTGATGTATATGAATCCCTCGGCTGGCGTCCGGAGCATCTTGGAAGTATTGATATCTGGAACCTGCGAGGGAAATCTGTTCCGATGGATAAATTGGCACCAAAACTGATCCGACGGGCTGCCAAAAAGGACTATGTGGCCATCATCATAGATCCGATCTACAAGGTCATCACGGGAGATGAGAACAGTGCGGACCAGATGGCAAACTTCTGTAACCAGTTCGATAAAGTCTGTACGGAACTTGGCTGTGCAGTCATTTACTGTCATCATCACAGCAAGGGCAGCCAGGGCGGCAAGAAGTCCATGGACCGTGCCAGCGGCTCTGGCGTGTTCGCCAGGGATCCGGATGCGCTGCTGGACCTCATTGAACTGGAAACCACAGATGCACTCATGGAACAGGAGGAAAACAAGGCTATCTGTAAGGCATGTATCCAATACCTGGACGCACACTTTGAATGGGCGGACGACCTCTCCCAGGACGATCTGTGCAGTAAGACACAGATGCTTTCTTACTGTCAGGAACATCTGGATAAGTGGCAGATGAACGCTCTGCAGAAGCAGATCGACCAGGTGGTAACGGATACAAGAGCAAAGACCGCGTGGCGCATTGAAGGGACGCTCCGGGAATTCCCGAAATTTGAACCGGTGAATGTCTGGTTCCATTACCCGGTACATCGACTGGATGACACAGGCTGCCTGCATGATATCCAGCCGGAGGATGAGAGGCCGCCATGGAAAAAGGGGGCAGAAAGCAATAAAAAGAGCGCAAAGGACCGGAAAGAAGAGCGCAGGAAGGCCCTGGAAGCTGCTCTGGAGAACAGTAATTTTGGAGAAAATCCGTCCGTGGATGATGTGGCCGGATACCTGGGAGTCTCAAAAAGAACGGCAAGAGACCGGATTAACGAGCATGGAGGATATGTCATTGAAGGCGGGATCGTACGGAAAAAGGCAGAAAAACAGAGGGAGGGAAAAGCTGAAAGTTAAGACTTCCCCTCCGGGGACGACAGGGAGGGAAAGACTAAAAACAAGACTTCCCCTCACAAAGCAAGAATGGAGGGGAACACTGCAAAACAGTCTTTCCCTCACAGAAAGGCGGAGGGAGGGGAACACTGAAATTCAGTCTTCCCCCTGTGGAGGGGAAGACACTACCCCTAAAGGGGTAAATATTTCCCCCTCCGTTGCACGTCGGTTACGGGGGTAGGAGAGGGACGGGCCTAAAGCTGCCCGGCCCCGTCTCCCTTCCCCCTCCCCGTAACAAGGGCGCATGAAAACGAAAAAAAGATGTTTTAGCGATTTAGAGAGGTGAAGTGCATGGAATTCTTTATGGCGATGGTACCACCCACGGTTACCCATCAGGAAAAGCAGGTGCATGTGGTAAATGGCAAACCAAAGTTTTACGAACCGGCAGAGCTGAAAGCTGCCAGGGCAAAACTGGAAGCATATCTGACACCGCATCGTCCAGGTAAGAAATATACTGGTCCGGTGGAGCTAGTCTCCACATGGTGCTTCCCGGTGAGAGGAAAACATAAGGACGGGGAGCCTATGGCGAATAAGCCGGATACCGACAATCTGCAGAAACTCCTGAAAGACTGCATGACGAAAGTCGGTTTCTGGAAAGATGACGCGTTGGTCTGCCGGGAGATCGTGGAAAAGTTCTGGGCGGACATTCCAGGGATCTATATCCGGATCAAGGAGATGTGATAACGATCAGCGGGAAAGCAATGATACAGCATGAATTGGATCTGTTCTTCGGAAACTGCATGGAACATATGCACGACACCGAAGAAGATTGGGACTACGTGATCAGATGGAGCAAGAAATATGCAGCCAGCAAAGGGAACACCCCGGAAATCCGGGAACTGATCTTGGAGCATATCGAACGGCTGGAAAGAAAGTTCGGGCATAAGAATATGGGAGGCGACAGGAGTGATAAAAGTTGATGACATAAATTTCAAATACATTCCGATTGCTGCAATAGAGGATGTAAAGAATCGTGTGGCCGATTGGTTGGCATCTGGCGGCAAACCGGAAGATCCGTATGTGCAGCGACAACTGCAGTATTTGAAGAACGTGGAAAAGGCCGTAAAGGCAGAGGAAAGGAAGAGAGGAAAATGAGCAAGAAAGACTACATCACCGGCCGTATGGACGGACTGAAACTGGCATTACGCATCGCCGATCGGGACGGCATTGACGGGATCCGGAAGGAGATTGCCTACCGAAACAATGGCGGAATCAATACGCAATTATCGATGCGAGAGTTGGACGAGGCGTCCCAGACTATCAAAGAAAATTGTGTAGATACGATCCTCATCATGTCCATGTATGCTTTGCGTGATGAATATGGCTACGGCAAGGACCGGATGCAGCGATTCTATGACCGGTTCATGCTGAAAACGGATATGGTGCTGAATCATGTGACAGACTTTCCGGAGATTCGGAAGACGCTGGAGAAAGAACTGGGCTATGAGATCAATAAGCGGATTGGCGTCACCGGCGTGGAGCTGTTCCGGAAGAAGCTGGGGATAAAGGCGGAGGATTGTTCATGAAAATCGGACTGATTGATGTAGATGGACATAACTTCCCTAATCTGCCATTGATGAAGCTTTCTGCGTATCACAAAGGAAACGGCGACGACGTAGAGTGGTATAATCCTCTGCTCGCCTGGAAATATCCGTATGACCGGGTGTATATGAGTAAAGTGTTTGCGTTTACACCGGATTATCTGCACCCAGTAAATGCACAGGAGATTATCTGCGGGGGAACGGGGTATTACTATCCGGATGGCGGACAGCTACTGTCTCCGGAGATTGAACACATTTACCCGGATTATAGTCTGTATCCGGAGTATACAAAGGACACAGCTTACGGATTCCTGACCAGAGGCTGCCCGAGAGGATGCGAGTTTTGTATCGTGGGCGACAAAGAGGGGCACAAAAGCCGGAAAGCTGCTGATCTGTCGGAGTTTTGGCGCGGTCAGAAAAATATTGTTTTACTCGACCCGAACACAATAGCCTGCCCAGAATGGGAAGATATTTTGCAACAATTGATTGATTCTGATGCCTGGGTAGATTTTTCACAGGGCGTGGACATACGGCTCATGACGGATAAAAAAGCTGAAATGATAAAGCGCATCAAAGTCAAAAATATTCATTTCGCTTGGGACAGATATGAGGACAAGGACGAGATTATTCCTAAATTTCGGAGGTTTAAAGAACTGACCGGCTGGGATTATCGAAAAATGACGGTTTATGTACTTACCGGATATAACACCACGATAGAACAGGATTTGGAAAGAATTTATGCTTTGAGGGATTTGGGATACAGCCCGTATGTAATGATATACGACAAATATAAGAGAAAAAAGAAGGATACTCTTGTTCGGGTACAGAGATGGGTAAATAGCAGATATGCATTTATGGCATGTAAATATTTTGAGGATTATACAGGATAATCGTTCAGAGGAGGAATGACCATGGCCATGGAAAGATTAACGCATAAAAGAGCCAATGGAATCAAAGAGGGGTACTGGTCCCCAAATAAGAAGCAGGAGCTAGTGGATACGCTGGCAGCATATGAGAATACCGGATTGACACCGGAACAGATTATAGAACTGAAATATCGAAACAACGAGGAAGAAATATCAGAAACACAATCCTATGGAGTGTATTTTTATGAATGTCCTATTTGTAATGAACCTGTGCATGAGAAAGATAATTTCTGTTGCAAATGTGGACAGAGGTTGAA